AAATTTTCCGTACTTGTTGGTTCATGTAAATTATCTACACCACAAAAACCACGTACACAACCCACAAATGAGGTGTCTGTCTTGCTAGTATATGTAATTATTTCATCATCTATCTTCAAAAGTCCATAATCTGCGGGCCAACCTTCTGTTGACGATACGACTATGGTAGAATCATAAGAGTTTATATCATTGGTACAGGTAGTAAACCCAACAAGTTCACTATTTTCATTAAATGTATCTACTTTTTGATATTCATTAAAATTAGTAGCAATATCAATTGATCCACCTTGATATTCCTGTGAAATATAATATTGTTTTAAAAAGTCTACAAATTGTGGATTATCCTCAGCTACAAAAGAAGGCAATTGACTTCTTACGAGTTTATTAATTTGGACTTTTTTGGCGGTAGTGTCGATACCCATTATTACTAATTTTAGTAGCTAATTTCTGTTGATGTAGTAGATATATCCGATGTGGAAGTATATCTATCAGAAGTAGGAGCGGAAGCTGTCTTTCTTATGTAGGCATCATCCGTAAAGCTAGATGTGGAAATAAATCTAGAACCAGAAGTATCTGCACCAGATGAAATAATATCTTCAATACAACCAATATCACTATCAGCTATAGAAAGTTGAACATATAGATCTTTTAATCCAATAATATCGTTAGATTCGGGAATAGCCTGAATTTCAATCACATTATCTGGTTTATTAGTGGAAATAATCCTTATTGTATCTATAAGGATTTCGCCAATGTCATATTTAACTGTTCCTGCGTTAGCGATTACAGTTTCAACCTTACCTTCAGTAGTTAATCTAAAAACAACTAATCTACCACTCTTTTCATCAACATATTGATCACCAAAATAACAAGTACCAGTAACACCATTTACAGTGAATCCAGTAGATTTAATGTTGTAACCTTCTCTGCGATTATGGAATCTGTTACCAAAACAGAGTTCATATTGCGCTAAATTAGCAGTATCAGCATCTAAATTACGTCTTATAATCACTTTTGTGATATTTGAAGTAACAGCAGTACTACTTTCATCAATAATCTTCAAAATTTTACTATATTTAAATCTTCCACCAAATTTATTCAAATCTGCAGATTTTGCATAAGTTTCAAGAGAACTTCTTATATTTGTCTTCAAATTATTAACATCTAAAATTGAATTTGCATTATAATAGACTGTAGAATCCAATTCTACGTACAAATACTTCAAATCAACAAATTCTTGTCTAATTCCAGCTACAGAATACCTTTTTAACTTATTAATTAGTTGTCTTTTGTCAAAATCAGAGATAAATCGTCCATTTTTTGGTTTTATTGACAAAAATACCTTTCCATATTGAGGTGGACTAATATCTTCACCTCCATAAGCAGTTACACTCTCTGCATTTGGAAAAATTGTCGGAATTATCGCTTCATAATCGTTAGTTGTTACTGCCCGATGTTGTGCAGAGTAAACTCTTGGTGCTAAATTGCGAATAGTGTCTATATTTTCAACTTCTGCACCATTTCGAGCATTTTCATTAGTAATTATCTCAGAAATACCACTAGTTATCAATGCCCCATCATTATCAACCAATTTTCCAGCAAAAGTGAAGTTGGCTACACCATTTCCACCCTTACCATCACACACAAGATAAGAAACATCTATTGAATTACCATTTTCTAACTTTTTACCCAATACACCATCACCAAAAAGAAGTTCATACTTCTCATCTTGCACTTCTTGTATCAAATACGACTCAGAAGAAGTAGTAATTCCTACAATATTGTCAATCTGAGTGTATGTTTTCCTAGTTCCTGATGATACACTATCTCGTACATCAACTCTTATAGTAGATGTATCAACATATGGGTTAGGAATGATAAATCTTTGATTTGGTTGTGACGTATCAACAACAAATTGTTTCTGTAAATAGGTTCCTTGCTTAATTGGAATGGTAAATGATGCAAAATCGTCATTTACGGGTGATGTATAGTCCTCTGAGGTGCAAAAAGTATAGTTAGTATTACCAAAATCACCCAAGCCAAACAGTCCTGCCTTGAGTGTTACACTAGATATATCGCTATTTTGACCTAAATCTACAGTAAATGTTACATTTGCGGTTGCAGCACGTCTTGAAGAGGGTACATAACCGATATTTCTCGCTAATGCAACGACATTTTCTCTTAAAGTTGCACTATCAATGAACGCCTCATTGGCGACCATGTTAGTATTATATGCAGTAGTATATGTATTATACGCTAAAAGGTCAATTAATATCGATAAATTCGATCCTTCAAAGTCAAAATCAGTGAAATTTGAGTTGGCTCGCAAATATTCACGTAAAGAAACTTTAACTTCTTCAAAATCTAGGTTAGTATATTGTGTTAACGCCATTATTCTCTAGTTGGTTGAAGGATAAATGAAATTTCTTGAGGTGAAGCTTCTTGGCCAATGATATCGTAAGCAATTGTTACTTCAAGTTCATTAGTATCAAGAGGATGATCAACTAAAACATTAGTCAATTTCACTCTAGGCTCAAAGTTAGTGATAGAAGTTTCAATTTGTGTTCTAATAGTCGTTACAAGACTATTATCAACGTTCTCAAAAAGACTAGATTTAACCTGAGACCCTATCAAGGGATTAAAAAACCGTTCTTCATTAATCGTTTCAACAAGATTTCTGACAGATCTTTTTATTGCATCTTCATTACGAAGTGCAAGTATATCATTAGTTACAGGATGTCTCCTAAAGCTTAAAGAGATGTCCTTAAATGCACGAGATTTTTGTTGTCTAACGAGTGGCATCTATCGATACAGTTTTCCTCAATATATTTATACAACTTGATAAAAAGTATATTTTAAAAACAGTTCTTCACCCTTTTTAATGGGTTTAATGGTCCTCATATAGTATATATCACCCCATTCTTGCTTTTCAAACCATTTAATGCAGTTAGGATCATCGCTATGATTTACAAATCCACCTAAAGGGGTTCTCATGATCTCTTTATCCACTACAACATGAGATATACCCAATTTAACGTCACTAGGTATATTTTCAGTCGCAAAAATACCCTGTCCTGCGACAGGGCTATCTTCGATATGTAAAAATGATGGTAATGCCTGGTAGGTCATTTCTTCTTCCTAATCGGTACTTGTATGGTCCATGAAGGGGATACTAAATCAACTATCTTAAATTGGTTCCTATTCTTCTCATAGGTTGCTGCAGGTTCATTACCTGCGGTTTCACCATAATGAGTTTCTTTGATGTCTAAGTATTCTAAAATCGAATCATCAATCATATAGAATAGTGTATCCCATGTTAAAGTATCTCTCAATTTAGTCGCAATGCGGTCTATATCGTTTTCATCAAGATACTCACCTTTTACTATCTTCTCTGAATAATCCTCCCGCTGGGTTAAGAGTCTAGCTCTTATATCCACTAATTTATTCAGATTGATAGTGATTTTAACATCATCATCGATTGCCATTATCTTCCTTGACCTCGATAACGTTTTCTAGCTTTATTTCGAGAGGTTGCGCTGTACTTAGAGTGTTTACCGAGTCCTTGCCGAGATTTTTTCGGTATAGACTCTACGTAATTACCACCCATGATAGATTGTTTAACCTTCGCCATCTTTTACCTCCAAAGTAACTGTGTCTGGGTGAGGATCCCCCGTGTTTTTGTATTCCTCTGATAAGTCCTCGATGTAGTCCATTGCGTCATCAATCTCGCCCGAGAAAACGAGTTCGCCGAGGATTCTTACTTCATAAGTCTCCATTGTCTCTGAAATCATAAAACTCTCATCTTTTCATGTCCAACACGAATCCGAGGATCGCACCATATCTCCATGCCATTCTTCTTGGCATCTAGACAGAAACTGACATCCTCACCACACATGTCCTGAACTTCACCACTCTCGAAGACTTGCATTTGTGGTGCAAACCACGGATATTCCAAACTTTCGAATACTCCTTTCTTAATTGCAACCCATCCGAAACCTGTGTAGTCGCATGTAAATGGTTTCTTTCTCTTACTCATGGACTCTACAGTCTCATGATTCATAACCCCCTTGTTGGCCTTGAAGTCATCTTCTTCGAGCCAGTGTGCAATGGATGTAGTAGTGCCATCTTCAGTTGCATACCACCCTGCAGCGATATCTTTTTCCATTGCAAGTTGCATTAACCTGAAGAAACTCTCTGTGTTAAACACAATATCATTGTCTATCCATAACTGATAGTCATATTCTAACTTCCCATCCCAAGGTTTCTGTTCCTTTCCACGTAATACATTTGCACCAAGGCATTTGCATCTCGCAAAGTTTACCATTGATGAGTAATCCTGAGATATTTGTATTGCACCTCCGCAACCTACAATATCAAAACACAACTGTACAAAATTCTTTAAGAACGTATAACTGCAGCCTCTCCCAGGCATACAAAATACTATCTTCTTTCCTCTGAGAAATTCTTTGACCTTCTCATGGTCGAAATCATCGGTCTTCTTTGTGACTGTGGGAGTTGCAGCCTTTACCTTAAAACCTTTTGCCATCTATTTGTCAAGTGTTGATGTAATCATACCATGTATATAGGGAGTTGTCAATAAGATCTCTGAGGGGGATTTTGATACTGGTGATTTTTTTCCTCTGGAACGAATTCATAACCCACAAGGACAATAAACAGAAGTATACCGAGTACCACCCGTATGAATTTCATGGGAGATCTTATAAACCACCCAGCAAGAACGACCTTCCAAAAAGGCCAATCCTGGCGGCGACCTTTTTGGCCACGGAATTTTTTTATATATCGTTGGCGGGGATGCATACTTTTGTAGGTTAGGGTTGTTTAGCTTTTTCACTAAGGGGTCAGGGGGGGATCACCCCACCCAACATATAACTGCTCATACTGCTCTATAGCACGAAGCGGATGCTATCCGCTGGTCTTGAAATAAGCACTGGCGCCCCCTGATATTATATTAGTTTCAGGGCGTAGGGCGTGGGCGCTGTATGCCTGACCTCGGCGATTAGTGTTAGTCCTGGCGCCCTTGGTCATGCTCATAATTAATTCGCCCTTACGTGCTCGACGTGGTTTGAGCACGGTGACTTTGTAACCCTGTTCGATGAGTGCTTGACGTGATGCGGCAATAGGTGACATAATAAGACGATGCAAATGGCAGAAAAAAGGGCACGAAGTGTGCCCGCTAAAAATCGTTTAGAAGTTTTTGGGTTTCGGGGTCGATGTCTTCCTTAATGTCGTCATAAAAAACGTTCATTAATTCATCAT